CACTCCACCATTTTTGTGCAAAAACTACCCCTGCACCTACTGCATCAGGTGTTGCTGCTGAACTGCTTGATGTTTCAAGTCTTAAATTATTTGCACCATCATTGAAATTAGGTGTAGATTCTACAGCTCCAATAGTTAATTTTGAAACTGTATTAACTGTACCAATTGCTACGTTTCCAGAACTGTCTATAGTTAATCTATCATCTCCTGCAACATAAAGATGCAAACTTTGTCCAACATTATAAATTGCTGATTGTACAGTTGTTTGTGCTGCGTTCCAAAAAGTTATTTGACTTTCACTATTAATACCTGCATCACGACCTACTAAATCTAAACCATAAGAACTTGAAGGTGTTTTTACTTGTAATTTAGAATAACTTGCATTTGGTGTTAATCCAATTCCTACATTTCCTGAATTGTCTATACGCATTCTTTCTGTTGTAGTGGTATCTCCAGTAAAAAAACTTATATTTGCATCTGTTGTTCTTCCTGCTTGTATGGAAACATCACCGCCTGCACCTGTATATTCATTACCATAAAAAGAAATTAAACCACCTCTGCCTGCCGAAGCATCACCACCACCAGAAATAAATAATCTTTCATTATCAGAACCATCAGAAGTATTGCTACCTATAAAATTATAAGATAAAGAAGAAGATAATAAGATTCTTCCAGAACTGTCTATACGCATTCTTTCTGTACCACCACCTGAAGCAAAAATCAAATCGTTTGTTGCCCTTACAGCAAAGTTAGTGTTACCTGCTGCTGCTAAAGAATTAGCATTACCAACAAATCCTAAATTTGCATTAGTAGTATTTTTCCAAACTGCATAAGGACCATCAGTATCTGTTGTGTTTATAGTAAGTGCATCTTGACCACCATTAACAGTTACATTCCCTGCAAAAGTTGAGTTACCTGAGCCAGATATAGTTAATCTTTCATCAACTCCATCAGATATATTAAAAACGCCATTATATGTAGCTAAATTCCATTCATTATTACTGTCTTTAACAGACAAAGAAGCACCATTAGAACCACTATTTTGAACTTGTAATACTTTACCCCATCCTTGAGGATTATCTATTGTCCCACTACCTACTAAAACATTTCCTGCAAAAGTTGAAGATGAACTACCTACTGTTAATTGAGCAACACCACCTGCAGGTTGTACTACAAAATCATTACCTGCTGCTCCTATTTCAACATTTCCACCACTATCAGCTAATTGTATTACACCTGTACCATCTGTACTTGTAAAACTTGCAACTACATTTGTTGTTCCAGAATTAAAAACTGCTGCTGTTCCTGATTTGGTCGCAGTTAGTTTGCCCATTGAAACATCTCCTGCAAAAGTTACCGACCTATCATTATTAAAAGTCGTTATTGTTGAGCCTGCATTATTTCTAACTACTATATTTCCATTAGATGTTGCTGATGTAATTTGATTAGTATTTATATTACTTGAAGTAAAACCTACTGATGATAATGCCCCTGTAAAAGTTCCTGTTGTTGCTTCTAATCCTGCTACAACTAAATCTGCTGCTTCATATCCTGTTGCACCAATATTAACTGTTGTTGTAGGCTCTACTGTTGTGCCTTTAAATAGCTTAAATTTATTGCTATCAGATGCATCAGAAAATAATCCTAAGAATCTATCTGTACCATCATTGTAATCTCCATATAATCCAATGTCTAAACTATTAGCTGTATTGTCTTTTGCTAATTGTATTAGAGGGTCTACTACTGCTAGTGTTTGACTGTTTACTGTTGTTGTTGTTCCGTTTACTGTTAAATCTCCTGCTATTGTTACATCACGACCAAAACTAGCATCTGCATTTCTTGATATCGTTAATGCAGTTGTATCTAGTGCGTTTGCATTTGATACTCTAAAAAAGATTGATTGAGTTACTGCTGCTTGGTCTATATATAAATCTCCTGATAAATTTCTTACAATACTAGAACCTCCGTGTCCAATAATTAAATCATCATTATTTCCAAATTTACCATATTGGTCATCTACAATAGAAAATCCTGTTGATAATGCTGCATTTCCTGTTACTGATATACCTGTGCTTGTAGTTGCAAATTTTTTACTTCCACTATAAAATAAATCAACACTACCACCCTCACTTGCTTCAATCATTACATTACCTGAACCATCAAGTAAAAATATATCATTACTTGCTTGTAATTTTAAATCTCCTGTGCCTGTATCTTCAATATAGCTATGGATACCATCGTGATATATTTCTAATCCATCTCCTGAAGTTCCGTAAATAGATTTTACATTATCATTATGAATAGTATTGCCTGTCATTGTTCCACCAATCAAAGGAAGGAAAGAACCACCTGCTCCTGTAATTGTGCCTGTAACTTCTAAATTACCTGTAACCTTTGCACCTGCTGTAAGGGTTTCAATCTTCTTTGAATTGTCGTAATATAATTCTACTGCTCCATCTTGTTTAAAGATAGCCATATTTTCTCCATTAGCACCTTCAATTTGGGCATTAGCACTTGCTCGTATAAATAAGTTACCACTACCTACATCCGTTATATATGAGTTAGAACCATCGTGGTAAATCTGTAAGTCAGACCCTGCACCGAATATAGCTTTTCCATTATCTACAAAGGTTGCATTCGCTCCTACTGATACATTTGTTGTAGTAGATAAAGCACCTATAACTTGAACACCTGTATTAGTAGTATAGAATTTTTCATTCCCATTAAAATATAATTTAATACTAGAATTTTCTATTGCTTGTAATTGTATTTCGTTACCTAATGCATTTGTTATTCTAACTTCGTTAGACCTTATATTTAACAAGCCTGTTCCTGTATCTGAAATTAATGAATTACTACCATCGTGATAAATCTCAAGACCATCGTTTGCAGTTCCGTATATACTTTTAACATTGTCATTTAAAACAATATTACCAGTCATTGTACCCCCTGCAAGTGGCAAGAATGAACCACCTGCTCCTGTGATAGTTCCACTTACTACAAGATTACCTGTAATATCTACTCCTGTGTTTGTAGTTTCAAATTTCTTTACATTATTAAAGTATAATTCATTAGCACCATCAATAATAAATTTTGCTAAAAATTCAGTACTTCCTTTAGTTAAGTCTATTCCTAATCCATCAGATTGTATTTTTAAGTTACCTGTACCTAAGTCCTTTATAATAGAATTTGAGCCATCGTGATATATTTGGAAATCACTTGATGCACCCATTAAGATTTTAGATGTATCAGTAAATGTAATGTCATCACTAGCAGAAACTACAATATCATTTCCACCTGTTGTATTACCAAAAGATAAAACTTCCTCTAAGGTATCTGAAGTAGCAAATTTACTATCTACATATAGTTTTACAGCAGCACTTGTAGGAAGTGAAGTATTATTATCAAAGTTTTCTATTCCATCAGTAGAAGTTACATAACGAGTTATTGTAACCCCTGTGCCTGTGTCTTTTAATGAACCCCATTCTAATATGTTAGAAACTTTAAAATCTCCTGCATTATTTACATAAAGACCTGATTGGTTTCCTGAACCATCTGTTAATTCTTTTAAAGAAGCAGTTATTGCAGCATTATCGATTGTCTTAAATAGACCCTCATAAGTTGCAGAAATTTTAGTGTTAAATAGAGTTGCCATACTTTAATTTTTTTGTTTTATTATTTTGTATCTTTTTTAGAAATATTTTTAATTTTTCTATATTTTTTTCTTTCGGTTTATATCTCATAGTACCCAACCATTAAATGTAGCATCATAACTTGGGTATATATCATCATTCGTGTTGTTTGTGTATTCAGGGTATGTTATTTCATTAAAAGACATAAAGTCAATAAATCTTCTAGAATACCACTCAGCATTAGTTCTAGCCTTTTCTACTAGATAATCAACTTCTTCTTTACTAACTGTATCAGAATTTTCTGACCTATGTTTAAATACACCACCATTACGAACTTGGTATGCTGCAAATGGTAAATAATCAACTTGAGCAAACCATATTAGCATCGGTGCTATATAGTCATCTAATAAAGTTTTCCATCTAGCATTAGCAGGTTGGTCAATATTAGGAATTGCTGCAGATAAACCATCATACAACTTTGTACCCATATAGTTCTGTACGTGAATCTCTTGTGCTATTTTTATGAACTGAATAAATTTTGATGTATCTATATTCCCATCAAGTATTGAGTTTCTAACTAAGTCAGTTCTATTTATGAATAATTGTGTTGCCATTAGTAAGTGTATTTTAATGAGCCGTGATTCGGTAAATCAAATGTTGCTTTTTTTGCATCTTTACTTCCCCAAGGATTTCGTTTGTATGTAGATGGTATATCGCCTGTTCTTCTATAGTTTTTTAAGTTTTCACTCACTTGCGCACCTTTTTTTCTTCTATATAAAATTTGCTTCCAAGCGTGTCTGCAGTAGCAACCACCTTTGTATTTGAATAAATCATAAGTGCTTTTACCTTCTGGACTAAAACCACCATTAACACCTGCCCTACTTGCTTTGTCAATATCTTCAATAGTATAAACTACACCCTGTCTTGATAATGCCATCATATTTTCACAAAACTTTCTTGTTTCGTAAGTGCTTTTTCTTTTACCATCTGCATCTCTTTGTATAGATTTTGCATTAGATTTTTTATAATATTGATATCTTATTTTATAGTTTTTAGAATCTAAGTCGCTATAAGAACTACCTTTATTTTTTGATTTTATTTCATCAGCTAATCCAACTAATTTTTTTATTTTACTTAATGTAGTTTCTTTGTTTACTATACTAGCAGCAACCCATTCATCATTAGCGAGGTTATCTTCATCAACATCTCTAACATCTGTAATAATCCATTCATCATTTACTGTTTCGCCTTTTAAATGTTCTAGCATTAGGTTACCTTGCTCATCTGATAATTTAGGTACTTCTGCGTGTGTTTTACAAGGCATATACCAAATCTCGCCATCTTCTTCGTGTTCGTGATAACCTTCGCAACCTTTTTCTTCAGCTACTTTTATAGCTTCTTCTTTAGTTTTATAAACATCTTGACCATCTATTTTTTTAAGACTAAATTTTTGCATTTCAACTCCTGTTTCTTCTTCAATAGTTTCTTTGTCTTGTATTGAACTATCAACTTCAGTAAACTCTAATGGTTGTAAAGTTGTAAAGTAGAGGTTTAAGGATATATCGTTGTATGCAAGTATTTTATCAAAGTTGTCTATTAAAAGTTCCTGAAAAGGTCTGATAACAGTATTATCCATAAGTAATGATGCAGTCTTTATTTCATCTGCATTATTTCCTAATCCACTAGAATCTTTTATTCCTAATAACATAGGAGATACAATTCTATGAGCAACCATTATTTTTTTAGCCGATTCATCAGATAAAAATTGATACTGATTATGTGCATCAGATAATTGAACAGGCGTTATCTCAGCTTGACTTTCTTTATTGTCATTAAAGGCTAGAATAAATTTACCTGCGTTACTTGTACCTGAAAACTTTTGTGCTATCTTATTTTCAATTAATTTACGTTCTTCTTGATTTGGCGTTCCATTATTGAAATTGATTAACATACTCGGAGCAAGACCATTCATTATATTATTTAAATGATAATTGCTAATTTCTTCTTCAAGTTCACAATACTGTAACCCACCTTGATAATCCACAGGAGAGTAGTAATAAAAACCTGATTTGTATGGTTTTACATATAATATTTCAATACTTTCATTAGACATACCAAAAGCAGGTATTCTTAAAGGTTCATCACTTCTTTTAATGTTTGCCCAATCTTTAAAATAAAAATATGCAGGTATTTCTCCATCTTCATTACATTTTTCTGCTCTTAAAGTTTCAATAGGCATATGCTCTACCTGAGCAATACGTTTTCTATCTTTAGTATATATTACTTGTATAGCACATTGACCCATTAATTTTAAATCATAGCATAATTTTCTAACACATTCTTTTTTGAATAAAGAAATCATTTGAGCATACTCATTTGGCTTTCTATTGCCATCTGTTGCGTTTAAACCTTTACCATAAATTTGCTGACTAATACCATTTATAGCAGCATTATTAGTTGGACTTCCATTATATCTATCAATTAAAAACTGAAAGTAATTATTATCAGCACCATACTGAACCCATTCTTTACCTTGAACTTCTTGGATTTCAGGACTTGTATATGTGCTTAAATTAACAAAGCCAAACTCTGATACCTTAGAATTTTTTACAAATTGCCCTAATGTATTTCTTTTTCTATTTTTCATATTACTAAATATGTATTATCATACCCATCATAAGTTAGGTATTGACCTTTATTTAATTCATAATGGTCGTTTTTATTTAATTGGTCTACATCTTGGTCTGTACAGAATATTCTATCTTTATAGATGTCATCTATTTGTTCAGAATCTAAGTTCCATATTTGGTCATATAAATTCCAAAAACTATAATTTGTATTCCAATAATTGTAATCTATGTATAATCTTAAATCATAAAAATGATTTTCTACTAAGATAGGATTAAATGTTAAATTAAAGTTTAAATAATTGCCTGAAGTTACTGCTGATGTTATATCATAGTATTTTGTTACGTTAGTGCTATCATCTGTGATAGATACACTAAAAGCATCGGTGTATTCTCTAGGGATTACGGATAATGCTTGGGCAGTTGCTGATGTAGTTAATATAATCATTACTTATATAACGTAATAATATAAGGAATTTGTACAATCATTTAAGCAAAAAAAAAGCACCCTATTAAGAGTGCTTGATTTTCAATTAAAAAAAACTATTATTATGCAGTTGGGTCTATTTGTGTTGCATCTGGAGTAACTGCGTTATCTAAGAAATAAGGTGCAGTTTCTTCTAACCCTTCAAAAGTTAATGTGAAACCACTTAAATCTCCTGCAGCAGCACCAGTAACAACTGTACCACCTGTGCAATCCATTCCATTTTCAAAACCACAAAGGAAGCTATTACCATAGTAGTCCTCTACAACGATGTAAGGTCTAGCTACTGCAAGAACTTGTAGTTCTGCTTGAGTTTTAGCATCTAAATAAGTTAATGTTAAGTTTAAAGTTTGAGTATAAAAAGTAGTACCATTTTCTCTAGAACTTGTTACAGTTGTTTCTAAAGATGAATTACCTTTTACATCGTATTCGTACCAAGTTGGAGCAGGCGAACCATTTGTGATTGTTGCTTCTTTTGTTGTTGAATCTACTGCAATTGATTGTATAGTTCCAAAGTCAGCAAAGTAAACAGTTTTTATTCCTCCAAAGGCACTTTTACAAGGTACTTTTCTACCTGTGTTTAGTGTACAAGCCATAGTATTTATATTTATTTTAAAAAAAAAGGCAAGCAGATTATTCTACCTGCCTTAATTCAGTTAGTTAATTATTATGCGTATTCTACGATGTCAGAAGCAATACCAAATTGTACTGCAGAAGTAAATCTCATTACCATTCTAACATTGTTTGAAGCATCTAAGTCAGCCATATCTAAAACTTTCACTACGTTAGTGTCGTTTAAGATTCCTGTTCCAAAGTATAAGTTACTTCTTTGTGCTGCATACATTACATCACTACTCATTCCTGGACAAACAAAGATTTTAACACCATTTACACTTAGTGAACCATTGTTCCACCATTGTGTACCTTGTGCGTTTACACCATTTGCTCCTAATCCGTTAGCTGCAAATCCTCCTAATGCTTGAACATAAGCCTTAGCTATTGCAGAAGGAATATAAATGAATAAATCTTCTTTTCCGTATAGTGAAGATGGTATAGCATCTACAACTTTAGATAATTCATCAATTACGTTTGCTGCTGTTATTGCTGCTTTTGCAATTTGTTGTCCTGCTGGAATATCTCCTGCTGCTGCTGAAGCTGCGATTAGTTTTTCAAA